AGTCAAGATGCGCAAAAACCTACTACATTAGCCCCTAAAATATCTGAGGATAAAAGGTGGATAACGGACGAGCAATTTGCCAAGCTATGCGAGCAAGTAAAAGCAGGCGATACCGATGCGATTAAAAGAGCGCAAGAAAAAGTCAAAATCAATTTACAACAATTGGCAACTTTAGAAAGCTATACAAAATGAGATTTTCAGCAAGTCGTATAAGTGAGTTATTGGCAAAGGGCAGCGGAAAAACTGCCCAAAGCTACATACTAGATTTGGCTTTACAGTCACTAGGCATTAAAGATGACATCCAAACCGCAGCAATGCGACATGGTTTGGTTAACCAGCATAATGCTTATGAACTATTGGTTAAGTCGTTTTTCCCCGATGCAAAATGGTATGACGAAAGTATTTTGATTGATGAAAGGTGTTCAGCTTCACCCGATGTTTTGATAGGAGATGTTCCGATGGACATAAAATCGCCTTACAACGTAGACAATTTCTTTGACCAGTGCGAAAACGTACCGAAAAAATACTTCTTACAAGTACAAATGCAGATGATGGCCAAAAAAGCAAGCGAAGGGTATTTGATGTTCTATCTTAGCAAGCCTGAGGTATTTGGTGAGGAAAATTGGCAAGAGTACCCAGTAGCAATTGAGGAGAGGTACAAGCTATTCAGATACAATGCCGATGCCGACATTCAGGCTGAAATAATGGAAGCAGTGGATAAATACCACCCTTTGAAATTGCAAGTGATAGAACTGCTTAAAAGTGCCAAAGACTTGGAATGGTTGGAGTATTTTACTATGCAGAAACAAGGTTATTCGCTTCGACCTTTAAAGGAAGCCAGCAATCTATTTAACATGACCGAGTGCTATCGGGTAGTAGACAAATTTTATTATCTTAAATCTAAATAAATGTATATGGAAAAGCAAAACAGAATCTATTGTGGAAGCGGTAAAAAAGCCGACAAATTTGACATTGTAAACATAAGCGTATGTTTAAGTGACTTGCCAAAAGAGTTTATTACCGAAGGCAAGAATGGTAAAAAGTACATCAAACTAAAAGTAGTTGGCAAGCGTGAGCCTGACCAATACGGTAAAACCCACTCGGTCGAGGTCGATACTTGGAAGCCTGATAAAAAATTAATTGCAACCAAAACGGAATGGGATATTGCAAAGTTGATGGAATATTGATAGAAGAGATACCATGCAAAAGCAATGGCAATCCTGATTGGAATGGATGTGTAAACTATGAAAATGATTTAAACTAAATACCATGAATCACAAAGAACTAACTGGGCAAACCATTCGGGAATCATTCGAGAAATACAATCGAGAGAATCCGATAGTGTATAGTAGCTTTAAAGAATTTGCTTTTAAGGCTATTGAAATGGGTAGGGATAAACTATCATTTTATTTGATTGGCGAGGTCATAAGGTGGGAACACTACCTAAAAACGAACGACAGCAATTTCAAAATAAATAACTCGTTTATACCCTATTTTACTAGGCTGTTTATTTCTCAATATCCTCAACATGCCGACAAGTTTACGCTAAGAAAGCTAAGAAATGAAGAGGAAGGACCTTATTTGCAAATAGATGATAATGGGCAATATGTATTCTTATAGGTACGCTGTCGGGATTGACCCAGGTATTAATTGTGGCTTTGCAATTTACGATAGGCAGTTAGCTGAACTTACGCATTGTTGTTCGCTTTCTTTGCATGAGTTATTTGATACACTCAAAGCATGGCGAACAAACAGTATAGAGGTGTATATTGAAAACCCAAATACATGGATAAGTTTTGGTGGAAAAAAAGCAAGTGATGCAAGGTTGCAAGGTGCTGGTGCTGTAAAGCAAACTTACCGCCACATAGTCGAGTTTTTGGAAGACTACGCTATACCTTATAAGCCTACAAAATTGCAAGGTAACCTTAAGAAAGTTAGCCACGATTATTTTGTCAAGTTGACTAATTACGACAGTAAAACCAATGAGCATGGCAGGGATGCCGCCATGATAGTATTTAAACGATAAACCCGCAGAGGATAGGGGAACTAAGACCAAACATCCCACCACTCCCCTATACCTTTGCACTAATTTTAAAATTATGAAAATCGAAAATCTAAAAATTGTAGGCCGAAATGTTACCTATGTGTATGATGGCTTAAAGTACCAAATGGAATTAACTCACAACATGATGTTGGCCGCCAATGACGATCATATTTCTCCTAATATCGGGAAAGCCAAAATCGGTCAAGTTAAGTCCACAATAGTTATGTTTCACCGTATCCAATCGGAACTGCTACCAACACCTGAACAAGTGCGTATTGATGCCGAGTTAAAACGGCAGGAAACAGCTTTAAAAAAAAAGAACAAAAGCTATTCGGCCTTGTCAATTTCTTTGAAACGAACGGCTATATCTTTGATTAACTACCTTAAATCTATATTCTTTAAATAACATGGAAACGACGACACAACCCAGTATTACAGAAGAGATTTTTACGGCATTTTCTAACATTGCTGGCCACTTGCATATGGCTGAGGGATGGACTGATTCGCTATTTCCATACCGGCAAATCATACACCAGTTAGACCCGAAGCTAATGCCACAGCTAATAAAAACACGAGGCGAAACAAAGATTTTGCTGAAAGAGTTTAGGAAGTTTTTGCGAGATGATTCGGATGCTATTGACATTATGTACGAAAACATTGGAAGGTCGGTAGCCAGTTTATCTACCTTGCCACTTGAGAAACGCAGAGAACTAATTGAAAAAATAAATACAATTTGTATAGAAGCACAAAACAATTAAAATTATGAAAAAGGAATTTGCAATCAGAGCATTGAATCGCATTAAGGAAATGGATGCTAAACTTAATAATCTTTCTTTATTAGGTATAGATTTAGAAGATTTGATAGGCAATTATACTAACCTTGCCGAGGAAGCTATTGCTTTGTTATTTACCGTAAATGATACAGATAAGGTTTTTGAAAAGTGCTTAGATGATGTGTTGTGGTGGTTATATGATAAAACAGATAAGATTATAACTATAAATGGTATCCAAAACGATCTAAATAAAGTAGAAAATTTTGTCGAGTATTTGGAAAATAATTACAGCAAAAAATAGTATATTTGTGCCAGTAAGGCAATAGCTTTACCATCGCTTGTAGGAGAGCGTGCAAGATAATAGGTGTTTACACCAAAACCCTGAATGATAGAGCCTCCTACCTCTTGATTTCGGGGTTTTTTATTTACAAACAAAATGAGAGATAGCATGATATTTTATCGAAGTTTTTTTGAAGCAGTAAAAGACTTGCCAATGGAAATGCAAGGCAAGATTTTTAACGCATTATTTGACTATGCATTGAATGGTAATGAGCCTGAATTGGATGCCATAAGCAAAAGTTTATTTACCCTTATGAAGCCACAAATAGACGCTAATAATAAGCGATATGAAAATGGTAATAAAGGTGGTAGAAAACCAAAAGCTAACCAAAGTGAAACCAAAACAGAACCAAAACATAACCAAAGTGAAACCAAAGTCGAACCTAATGAGAATGAAAATGAAAATGAGAATGAAAATGAAAATAAGAATGATAATGGAAATGATAATGATAATGAAACAGACAATGATTCTTTGTTTGATACTTTTTGGAATTTGTACGATAAAAAAGTAGATAAGAAAAATACGCTGAAAAAATGGAGTAAGCTAAAAGAAGAAACTAAGCAAGCTATAATTTTGCATGTACCTAAATATGTAGCGGCCACACCTGATTCGCAGTACAGAAAAAACCCCGACACGTACTTGAATAATTGTGCATGGGAAGATGAAATAATTTTGCCAGCCGTTAGCATACCTGCAATTAAAAACACTATTTACATACCCGGAAGACCAGCAACTAAATGAAAATACCTATCGGAAAAATACCACCACAAAACATTGAAGCGGAAAGAGCGATACTTGGTGCTTGCCTTATTAGCAAAGATGCCTACCCTCAATGCAGAAGCCTGATAACAGCAGATGTTTTTTACCATGATGCGAATAAAACTATTTTTCTTGCGTTTGAGCGATTATTTTCTAAAAGCAACCCTATTGACCTATTGAGTGTTTCGACGTCGTTACGGTCAGAAAAAGGGGCAAAAACAGATATTGGCTTGGAATACATAGTAGAACTTACTGAAATAGTGTCTAGTTCCGCAAATTTAGAATACCATTGTCGGTTGGTTTTAGAATGTTGGATGCGCCGTTTATTAATCGAAGTATCGGTAAATAACTCTCTTCAGGCTTATGAATTTAACTTTGATATTTTTGATATTTTAAGCAAAAGCCAAAGGCAATTAAACCGCATAACTGAAAAAATTAGTCAAAAAAAGTCCTCAGATATTTCAAGTATTGCATTTAACATTATAAGCGATCTGGACAAAATAGATGCTGGTGCCGACTTTGTGCCTAGTGGAATTAAATCGCTTGATGATTTTTGTCAAATGTGCGCAGGTGATTTAGTGATTATAGCCGCTCGTCCCGGCATGGGAAAGACTTCAGTCGCAGTTAATATTTTGTTAAATACAATCAAAAGCGGTCACCGTGGCTTATTTTTTAGCTTGGAAATGAACGAAAGGCAATTAGTGCAAAAGTTATTGGCTTGCGATACCAACATACCCTATTGGAAAATAAGGGAGAAAAAAACAGACAATTACGAGCGTGAACTTTTGATGGAAAGCTACCAAAGATTGTTAAATGCAGAAGTAAAAAGCATGGTAGATGATGGCGCAGGCATTACAGTAGAAGCTATTAAAGCCAAAAGCATTACCGAAAATATGAAAGAACGGTTGTCTTTTGTGATTGTAGACTACCTTCAGTTTGTAAAGCTATCTGAAGGTGAAAGTAAAGAACAACAAATAGCGCATATTTCTAAAAATCTAAAATATCTTGCTAAGGAATTAAATATTCCAGTCATTGCTCTTTCTCAGCTAAATCGAGAAGTAGAACGTAGGGAAGGCAAACGGCCACAGCTATCGGACATTAGGGATAGTGGTAGTATTGAAATGGATGCTGACTTAGTAATATTTCCGTATCGAGCCGAATATTACAATATAAAAGAAGATGAAAATGGTATTAGTACTGAAAATAGAATTGAATTTATAATTGAAAAAAATAGGCATGGCGGTACGGGTTCGATTTTTTCGAACTGCCAAATGGATATAGGTAAAATGTGGTAAGATGGAAACTATAAAGACACTTAAAGAAAAAACTGGGTATGATTTGGAAGAATTGCAAAACCCAAATAGAAAAAAAGAAGTAGCATGGGCAAGGCATTATTTATGCCATGAATTACGCTTTAAAGATAAATTAACGGTAACGGAAATTGCCAAGCTAATTAATAGACATCATTCATGCGTAGTTAATAGCTGCAAAAAATACGATTTGTATAAATTATAATATATTATTTGCTATAAAAATATTAGGTAAAATGAAAGAAAAATATCCAAAACAACAAAGCCCATAATTTTTTAAATAAAATGTTAGTGATCTGTACTTTTTTAGTAAAATGTATTATATTTACATCGCAATTATAAAATAATAATTGCCTTCGTGTGGTAGCGATGAAAATAATTGTCTATTAGACAAACTAACCCGATTGATAACTGACTACCACCAGTTTGATATCGGGTTTTTATTTTAAAAAAATGAATAACATAATTGAGCAAATTAAAAAAGAACTTGATTCTATTGAATCACTGAGTAGCAAAATAGAATACATAAACAATTTAAGGTATGAGATTCATTTGCTTTCCCCTTTTAAAGAAGAACCTATTGATTATGTTAAATGGGTTATAAATGAGAATGTAGTAGCAAATGATTATAACCCAAATAAGGTAGCACCACCTGAAATGGAACTATTAGAAATTTCTATTATGAATGATGGATATACGCAACCTATAGTTACATGGGATAATCAGGAAAAAAATAAAATAGAAGTTATTGATGGTTTTCATAGAAGCCGAGTAGGGAAAGAATCTAAAATAGTTAAAAAAAGAGTGCTAGGATTTTTGCCAGTTGTAAATATTAGGAAACAACAAAGTGGTAAAAACGATAGAATTGCTTCTACTATTAGGCATAACAGAGCAAGAGGAAAGCATCAGGTTGATGCAATGAGCGAAATTGTATTAGAACTTAAAAATAGAAATTGGTCTAATAAAAGAATATCGCAACAATTAGGCATGGATGAAGAAGAAGTTTTAAGACTATGTCAAGTATCTGGATTGGATTTTATTTTTTCTGATAATGATTTTAGCAAGGCATGGGAAAGTTCTGACACTGAAATAGATTTTGAACCTTTGACTGATAATATTGAGGAGTCTATTTTTAACCAATTCAAAATACCAAACGAAGGAGACAAAACTAGAATATTCCATACATACGAAAAATGGGAATGTTTTAAATATGGATTTTATAATTCAGTAAAAGATGGTTTTTCGCAAGAACAATGCGAAAATGAATATTTGAAAATACTTGGCAATACTAATTTATTTTCCGAAATACTAGACAAGATAATTAGCGAATGGAAGTATTCATGTGAACATTATCTTTCAAATAAAAGCATGAATAGAATTGCTTGGCTAGGGCAAGCTGCTGTTTGTTATCATTCTGGAGTACCATCAAAATATTGCGCTGGTTGGAATTTATTAAGCGAAAAACAAAAAGAAGATGCAAATAGTGTGGCTTTAGCATATCTTAACAAATGGTTGTCGCTTAACAACTTAGAGGAAGTAAATATAGAAGAAGCTTTAATTATTGACAGACAAATAGAATTATACTAATGGCAACTAAGAAATATATTAATAAGACTGTTTTGGAAGCTTCGATAGAAAGAATTGAAAAAATATTTGATTCTTTTGAGAAAATATACATAAGCTTTAGCGGGGGAAAAGATAGTACTTTAATGACTCATTTAGTTATGGCAGAAGCTATTAAAAGGAATAGAATTGTAGGGATTCTTATAATAGACTTAGAGGCGCAATACAGGCACACAATTGACCATATTCGAGAAGTAGTAGAGAAATATAAAGATAATATTGATTTGCATTGGTTTTGTGGAGAATTGCAATTAAGAAATGCTGTAAGTGATTTTCAGCCAAAATGGGTATGTTGGGATGAACAAGCAAAAGATTTATGGGTAAGAGACAAACCAAAAGAAGCTTGTGATTTAAGTAAATACGACTTCTATATTCCAAAAATGGAGTTTGAAGAGTTTATGGTAATTTTTGGAAAATGGTATTCAGAAGGTAAAAAAACAGCTGGATTTATTGGAATAAGAGCAGATGAAAGCCTTCATAGGTATAGAGCGATTGTATCAAAAAAAGATGGACTTACTTTTAATAACCACAAATGGACTACCAAAATATCTAACAATGTTTTTAATGTATATCCAATATACGATTGGAGAACTGAGGACATATGGGTTTTTCATTCTAAAAACAAACATTTATCACACAATAAAATATATGATATGATGACTATGGCAGGAGTCAAATTGAGCAATCAAAGACTTTGTCAGCCTTTTGGAGACGACCAAAAAAAAGGATTATGGTTGTATCATATTTTAGAAAGTGATACATGGTATAAACTACTGAATAGAGTAAGCGGTGTAAATAGTGGAACTCTTTATATCCAAGATAATGGTAATATAAACGGCTACAATGATATTACTTTGCCTTTAAATCACACATGGGAAAGTTACACTAACTATCTTTTAAAATCATTGCCTAAAAAAATGCAAGACCATTATAAAGATAGATTTGTAAAATTTATAGTAGGATGGAAAAAAAGAGGATATGATAAAATACCAGACAAAGCCCCTCATGAATTAGAAGTAAAATGTTGGGCGCCATCTTGGAAAAGAATGGCTAGATGTATTTTAAGAAATGATTTTTACTGCAAAGGATTAGGGCAAACACAACCTAAATCGGAGGCATACGAAAAGTATAAACAAATTAAGGAAAAAAGAAAACTTAACGAACTTTTATAAAAAAGTTATTAATTATAAAGTTTATAAATGAAATTAAAATACTTGTAAAATTTGAAATAGTAGAAGAATGAAACGGTGCTACCGATGCAAAGCAAAATTACCTTTGTTTATGTTTGGCAAGTCGCAGAAAGCCAATTTAAGCTACGACAAAAGGCATTTAAGAACTTGCCGAGTGTGTACCTTTCACATGGCTTACGAGGCAGTTGTACGTTTTAAAGAGGGTAAATACCATGTTGTGCAATTGACAATAATAGAAAGGCTGAAAGAATTATTAAAATAATGCGATTTAAGCCGTTTAAATTTTTTACATTACAAACACCTTACAACTATATTTGCGTTTAACAGGAAGCCTAAAACAAGCCAAAAACAAGATGTATTTATGAAAGCTAAACAAAAGCAATTGCCAAAAGTCCAATTTGGGGTTTATGATTCCAAACATGATGGTCTTATTAAGGTAGATGCAGTGGATTCCGAAACGTGCAGATTTACTTATTTGGAAAGAAAAAAGCCAAGCATTACCACCACCATAAAGCATTTGGAATTGATGGTGTGGTATGGGTCGTTTGTGTTGAAAAATTGACTACCTAACTGCTAAAAACAGCACCAATCCAACTAAACTAGCAATTAATGCAGTATTTCCTAACTTCCTCAACTTGCTGTTTTTGACTTGTCTTTTACTCTCTTGCTCTTGCTTTTCAATTACCTTTTTTTGCTCTAAAATTAAGGTATCACGATTTTCGATTTGCTTTTCCTGAATGGCGATTGTTTGATTAAGCAGTTGAATTGTGGTGTCTTGTATTTCGTTTAACTGCTCCGCATCACTTATTGCATTCTCAATAGCATTCTTTACTGTATCTGTTAAAATAGTGTCTGCTAAAACCTTTTTTAACCGTTTCGTACTATCGCTAAACTTCATTTTTTTTGTCTTTATTTTTACTTCAGCTACTTGTAAATCCTGCACTAACAATTCCTTTTCACTAATTAACTCGGCTTCTTTTTGTTCAAATTTATCGACCTGATAAATATAGTCTTTCATTGATTCTTTTGTATCCTGATATCTTATACAATGATCGAAATGAGTAAGAATAGCAAGTATAGCAAATACAATAGCTAATATTTTTATATACCACCTTGTTTTTGGATAGTTTTCGTTATAATATTTTGCCATTAAATATGCGTTTATTTCTTACTTCAAACTCTTCTCCATTATCTCCAAGGTCAACAATTGCAAAGCCTAAATTCCAATTGTTTATGGGTGCGTAATTAGGGTGCAATTCACACAAACAGCCAGTGCTCCAAGTGGTCATAACCTTCCCGTTAATATCTACAGAAGTATGTTCGCTTGTTTGGTGGTTATGGCCTTGTATTGCACTTGCTTTTGCTCTTAATGCTAAGCCTCGTGCTACGTTTACTGGTGAAAAAAACCCTTGCGAAAACTCGTGACCGTGAATAATGTTTAATTTGTTAGCGTGGATTATCCTTTTGCCACCCACAACAATAACATCTTTAACTCTTTTCTTAATTATATTTTCGATTTGGAACTCTTCAATTCCAACTAACTCCTTTGCCTTTGAAAAAAGAAAATGCTCGTATCTTTCCTCGTGATTTCCTAATTTGAATAGTATTTGGCAGTCAAGTTCTGTTTGAAAGACTTCCAAAGTTTTATTCATGATGTCAAGTTCTCCTGCAAAATGTCTTTTACTAGGGTCTTTGTCAAATCTAGAAAGATTAAACATGTCTAAGGTGTCGCCATTTAGCAAAAGCAAATCGGGTTTTTCTTTTTTGCAAAATTCAATAGCTAAAGTAAGTGCAGAAACTGAGTGATATGGAATGTGAATATCTGAAAATAACGCTATGCGTTTATAATTTTGAAGTATATAAGGTTCGTAAATTATCTCATCGGAATTGGGCAAATTGTACGGATTTTTTGGTCTATCATTTTGCATATAAAACTCACTCTTTACAATACACTTTATTTTATTATTTCCATTTTTTCCTTCTATATATCGCAAAAATTGTCTAGCATCTTCTGTATCTACAAATAACAAATTATTTTCTTCATACATAATCCTAGCAAGTTTTTTAGTAGGCATTTGCATACCATACTTTAATCTGTATTCTCTTGCTATTTCTGTCTTACCATTTTTACTCATGACCGATGCAACCGATTATCTCGTTAATTACAAAAAAAAGACACATGGCAATTAACGTTGAATGTTCATTCGCAGTCATATAAGTAGAAGATATAACAGCTGCACCAAACATCTTTACTTTGTTCTGTAAGGCTACTACTTCCTTTGGAGTGCTATCGAGTAGGTTATAAAACGAAAATGTATATTTTTTTTTCATTTGTAGTATTTGCTTTTAAAATAATCTATTCCGTTTGGTGTTG